AGAACACGCCATCTTTGACTTTGGTGTGTACAACGGCAAGTACTACGGCGAAGACTATCTGTTCTGCGACCGTGCTACTGCTGAAGGGTTTACCATTTTTCTGGATCCGACTATCAGCTTGCCGCATGTAGGTACTCAGGAGTTTGAGCGCAACTTTGAAGAAGATGCACTTAAACCTTTGATTCAAGAATACTGCACGCCCAAACTGAAAGTTGCAAATGGCTAAGTCACCAGCATGGCAGCGCAAGGAAGGCAAGAATCCCAAGGGTGGTTTGAACGCCAAGGGTCGCGCCTCTGCCAAAAAGCAGGGGATGAACTTGAAACCTCCCCAGCCGGAAGGCGGCAAACGCCGAGACTCTTTCTGCGCCCGCATGGAAGGGATGAAGAAGAAGTTAACCTCCGAGAAGACGGCCAAAGACCCGGATTCAAGGATCAATAAAAGCCTACGGGCTTGGAAATGTTGAGGACTGATATGCCTAATCCTAAGTACCTAGAGAACCTGAAGCGTTATGGTCCTAAGGCCCGTGATCGTGCTGCTGATCTGGAAGAGATGGCGGCATTGGCCAATGCACGTCCTTCCCGCGAGAACATGCAAGAAGCCAACTTCCGTGCAATTGCCGGCCAACCTGCAGCTCGTAAAGAGGCAGCTCGCCTGGCTCAAGAAGTGAGCGAGCTGGGCGACCAGTACAAGCGTGAAGCCCGTGGAGTTCAGCCCCCGGAAGACGACGGCATCATTAACAAGATCAAGTCTGCTGCAGGCATGAAAAAGGGCGGCAAGGTTGGATCTGCTTCCAAGCGTGCTGACGGTATTGCCCAGCGTGGAAAGACTAAAGGTCGGATGATCTGATCATGGAAATGATGTTGTGGAACGCCTTGCTGACTACATTGCTCGGGTTGCTAGGTTGGAATCTGAAGGAAAAGTCGGAGGAAATCTCCCGGCTACAGATTCTCCTGAACCGGACAAGGGAAGAGGTCGCCAAGGAATATGTGACGAAGGTGGATGTCCACCACGACATCAATCGGGTTCTGGACCGGATCGACCGCCTGGAAACCAAAATTGATGCGTTTATCAGGGAGCAAAAAAGTGCCCTCGGTTAGCAAGAAACAACATAACTTCATGGAAGCCGTGGCGCATAACCCGGCATTTGCGAAGAAAGCAGGCGTCCCACAGTCCGTGGGGCGAGAGTTCAGCAAGGCGGACAAAGGCCGCAAATTCTCAAAAGGTGGTGAAACTATGGCTACTCAGAAAAAAACCCCGACGACTCCCATGGGCAAGGTTAAGACGGCTGCTCCCAGCCGCGATGGCGTTGCTACCAAGGGCAAGACCCAGGGCAAAGTCATCAAGATGGCTGGCTCTGCCAAAGGCATGAAGCGCGGCGGCAAGTGCTAAGGAGCTGACCATGTACGACGAAGAACTGGAAAAGAAAAAGACCAAGGGTGATTCCGTTTGGACGGAAGGCTCTGGTATTCCCGTCCCGCAGGAACCTGACATGGGTTCTTCTCGCCCCAAAAAGCCTGTAAAGAAGGCTGGCGGTGGATCTATCTCTTCCGCTTCTCGTCGTGCAGATGGTATTGCTCAGCGTGGCAAGACCCGTGGCACGATGGTGATGTGCGGCGGCGGTTACGCCAAGGGGAAATAACATGATGGCCAGTCGCGGCATGGGGGACATTGCCCCCTCTAAGATGCCCAGCGGAAAGCGTAAAGCTCGCCGGGATAACACTGACTTCACCCAGTATGCCAAGGGTGGTGAGGTCTGGAGCAAGCCGCGTCCTGAAAGCCTGGGTGCTCCCAAGAAGCTGAGCTCTGCCAAGAAGGCAAAAGCTAAGGCTGCGGCCAAAGCTGCTGGCCGGCCCTACCCCAACATGATTGACAATATCCGGGCTGCAATGAAATGAGCTACACGACTGGCACAACCCTATTTAACCTGGACTTCACGGAATTAGCCGAGGAAGCATGGGAGCGTGCCGGTCGTGAAATGCGTTCCGGTTATGACTTGCGGACTGCCCGCCGGTCTATGAACCTGATGACCATTGAGTGGGCTAACCGTGGCCTGAACATGTGGACTATCGAGGAAGGCGCGATTGACTTGGTGCCGGGTCTGAACACCTACCCGCTGCCGCTGGACACGATTGACCTGCTGGACCATGTGATCCGCACTGGGGCCAATGTCTCGTCAACGCAGGCCGACCTGACCATCTCTCGCATTAGTGTTTCGACCTATGCGACGATCCCGAACAAAATTACCCAAGCCCGGCCTATCCAGGTTTGGATCCAGCGTCTGTCTGGGGAAACCAATCCGACTACCCTAAAGCTGGATGGGAACATTAACTCAACCGTAACCACGATCAACCTGACGTCCACGGTGGGCCTTGCGGGCTCTGGCTACATCAAGCTGGACTCAGAGATCATCTACTACGGCTACATCGACGGCAACTCGCTTGGTGGGTGTTTCCGTGGCCAGAACAATACGACGGCGGCATCTCATACAGACCAGACCGAGGTGTTTGTGCCTCAGCTACCCGCTATTACGTTGTGGCCTACCCCTGACAGTTCTACCCCTTACCAGTTTGTGTACTGGCGCATGCGCCGGATCCAGGATGCTGGAGCTGGTGTGCAGACCGGGGACATGAACTTCCGCTTCCTGCCGGCCGTTGCGGCGGGGTTGGCGTACTACATTGCCATGAAGCAGCCCGAGCTGATGCCCCGTGTGGAGATGCTAAAAGCTGCTTATGACGAGCAGTTTATGTTGGCCGCTGGTGAAGATCACGAGAAAGCGCCGATCCGGTTTGTGCCCCGTCAGCAGTTTATTGGTGGGAGTACTCCGTAATGGGAGAGAGGTTCTCATCCGGCAAATTTGCGATCTCCCAGTGCGATCGCTGTGGCTTTCGTTTCAAGCTCAAGCAGCTCAAGTTTGAGGTCATCAAGACCAAGCTGTACCAGTTGAAAGTCTGCCCGGAGTGTTGGGATCCTGATCAGCCGCAGTTGCAGCTTGGAATGTACCCAGTTGACGATCCGCAGGCCGTGCGCCAGCCAAGACCGGATACGACGTACTACACTGCTGGATTGGATGCCAATGGTTTCCCGTCTGGTGGTTCTCGCGATATCCAGTGGGGGTGGGCCCCGGTGGGTGGATCTAGCTTTTTTGACGTCGCTCTCACGCAAAACTACTTGGTGGCGACGACAAGTGTTGGTACAGTGTCAATATCTTAAAGGAGCCAGAAATGGACAAAGCAGACCTGAAACAAGACAAGAAGATGATTGCATCTGCTGTGCATAAGCACGAAGCCAAGATGCATCCTGGCAAGCCCATGACCAAGCTGGCCAAGGGTGGTGTTACCTCTGCGAACATGAAGAAGTACGGACGCAACCTGGCCCGTGCCATGAACCAGAAATCCTCGACCCGTGGAGGCTAATATGGCCAAGTTCAGTAAAAAAGTTATGGGTAAGGAAGTTGGCCAGGCCAACGTCTATGCTGAACCGCACACCATGAGCGGCAAGGCCGTGAAAATGGAAGCAAACCCTGGCAAGAAGCCCAATCGCAGCAAACTGGATACGTATGATGTATCCGTTGGTGCGATTAGTAAGTCTGCTGGCGACGAGCCCATCAAGACGGATGGCATCAAGATCCGTGGCACTGGTGCGGCTACCAAAGGTGTGATGGCACGAGGCCCGATGGCTTGAGGTTAATATGACCTACGACGAGCTGGTTACCCAGGTTAATGATTACATCGAGAACTCGTTCCCGACGAGTAACATTGACACCTTCATCAAGCAGGCGGAGCAGCGCATCTACAACACGGTGCAGCTGGCGTCGCTGCGCAAGAACGTGACGGGTACCGCGACCGTAGGGAATAAGTATCTCCAGTGCCCCGCTGACTTCCTGTCGGTGTATTCGATTGCCGTTATCTCTGATAGTGAGTATCTGTACCTGCTCAACAAGGACGTGAACTTCATCCGTGAAGCCTATCCAAGCACGGCAGCGGCGTACCGTGGAAAGCCCAAGCACTACGCGATCTTTGGCCCCCGGTCAGATAACGAGGATGAGCTGAGCTTTATTCTGGGCCCCACGCCTGATCTGTCTTACGAGGTTGAGCTGCATTACTTCTACCTGCCCGAGTCTATTGTGGACGCGGCGGATGGGCGCACGTGGCTGGGCGACAACTTTGATTCTGCGCTGCTGTACGGTACCTTGATGGAAGCCGCTACCTATACCAAGGCAGAAGGGGACATGGTCAAGTTGTACAGTGAACGGTACGTGCAGGCGATTGCTCTCTTGAAGAACCTTGGCGACGGGAAGCAGAGGGCCGACGCATACAGAGACGGCCAGGTACGGGTTCCGGTGTCATGATAAAACTTACCAGACAACAAGCAAAAGCGGCAGGTATGCCGCGCTACTTTGGGAGTGTGTGCCAGCTGCATGCACATCTCGAAGGGGAGCGCTACGTGTCTGGATCATGCGCAGCTTGTGCCTCTGAGAGATTGCAGCAGGCTCGCAAAGCTAATCCTGAGCGGACTAAAGCCCATGCCGCAAAGAGTAACAATCGAGTAATCAGCACGCCAGAATTGCGCGCAAAGAAAAATAAACAAGATTCTGTGTATCGTGCGGCCAACAAAGAAAAAATTGCAGCTACCATAAAGAAGTGGAGAGATGCTAATAGAGATCTGGTTAATTCATATACCAAGAAATCAAAGGCAAAAAATCCCGGTCTGGTGGTAGCCAATACTATTAAACGCCGCCTTGCAAAAATCCATAGAACTCCGTCTTGGCTTACTGTCGATGACCATTGGATGATTGAGCAGGCATATGAATTAGCGGCGCTGCGCACAAAACTGTTTGGCTTTCAGTGGCATGTAGATCATATCGTCCCTCTTCAGGGCAAACTTGTGTCCGGTCTTCACACACCCTACAATCTGCAAGTAATTCCTGGGGTAGAGAACGTGCGCAAGTTAAACGCTTTTGAGGTTACGGCATGAGCATAGTCCAAACCCAAACCACCAGCTTCAAGGCCGAGCTCTACGAGGGGGTGCACAATCTGACGTCGAACACCTTGAAGATGGCCTTGTACACGGCCAATGCGGATTTGAACGCAGACACGACCGTGTATTCTTCCACCAACGAGGTGACTGGTACTGGCTATGTAGCTGGCGGCGTGGTTATGACGGGCGTGACTATCAATACGTCTGGCTATACCGTCTACGTCAACTTTAACAATGTTGCGTTCAATGCCAGTGTAACGGCACGATGCGCGCTGATCTATAACTCTACCCAGGGCAACAAATCAATTGCCGTGCTCGACTTTGGATCTGACAAGACATCCACCAACTTCACGGTCACGATGCCGCAGAACACGGCAACGTCGGCTTTAATACGTTCATCTAACTAAGGAGCGGTCCATGACCACCGAATTCTTGAAAGCCACAGACAAAATCGAAGGCGGCATGATCGCCAACACCGGCTCGGGCGAGACCGCCAAAGCTACGGGCCAGTATTTCATCGAGTGCTTTGACAAAGACGGCAACCTGAAATGGCGTGACGAGACCAAGAATCTGGTTGTGAACGTTGGCCTGCAGTACATGGCTGGTGTGGCTCTGACCTCGACCACCCAGATCACGGCCTGGTATATCGGTCTGTACGGAGCTGGCGCGTCTAACACCCCTGCGGCTACTGACACCCTGGCAATCCACGCTGGCTGGACCGAGATCACCCCTTATTCTGGCAACCGCCCTGCGGCCACGTTTGCTTCTGCAACCAACGCTAACCCGTCTGTGGTGACCAACTCGGCTTCCAAAGCCAGCTTTAGCATTAACGCCACGGCAACGGTGGGTGGGGCTTTCCTGGCTTCGGCAGCTTCTGGTACGACTGGCACGCTGTTCTCGGCTGCTGACTTCCAGTCTCCTGGCGACCGCTCTGTTGTGTCTGGTGATGTTCTGACCGTAACGTACACGTTCAGCTTGTCCGCTTAAGGATGAGTGATGGCAGAAGGCGGATGGGGGTCCGGTACATGGGGTCAAGCTGGCTGGGGTGATTCGGTTTATGACCGTGACCTGGCCGAGACTGCCACGGGCGCTGATAGCGTATCTTCTAATCCCACCTTTTCCTCTAGCATCTCTGAGACCGCCACGGGAGCCGACACCGACTCGGCCCTGGCTACGTTTGGTTCTAATATTGCTGAGACGGCAACAGGCGCAGATTCAATAGCCGGAAACGTCAACTTCCAGTCTGCAGTCTCAGAAACAGCCACAGGATCCGACGCCATCTCAGCTGCCCAGAACTTTGGAGTGGCAGTAGACGAGACCGCCAGCGGGTCAGACTCAATAGAGGCCACACCTACCTACTCCACGGTTATCTCTGAGACTGCCACAGGATCTGACAGCATAGAGGCCCAGGCGGCGTTTGGATCTTCGGTTAGTGAGACAGCTACTGGGGCGGACTCAATTGACTCCAATGTCTCGGTTTTTGCCTCTGTATCTGAGACGGCAACTGGGTCTGACGCAATATCCGCCAATGCCAATTTTGGGGTGGCTGTAAGTGAAAGCGCGTCTGGGTCTGATACGGACTCATCAACCCCCACATACCCGGCCACAACTTCAGATACAGCAACTGGCTCTGATACAGTCAGTGCAAGCCCAACATACTCCAGGAGCGTGTCTGAAACAGCCACCGCGACAGACCAGACGGCCTCCCAGTTTGAGTTTATTGGGGCTATCCTTGAGACCGCCACGGCCACAGATACGGTATCTGCCAATGTAAGTGTCCAAAGCTCGGTGAGCGAGACGGCCACGGCCACGGATTCTGACTCTGCCTTCTTGACTATATTGGTTGAGATTTTGGAGACGGCCACGGCGGCAGCTCAGTTTGTGGCGGCTGTGAACTACATGGCTGCTATATCGGAGGCGGCGACGGCGGCAGACTACATTTACGCCGAGTATCTCTGGAACCCAATTGACGACACCCAGACGGCCAACTGGGGGGATATCAATAACGAACAGACGCCTGGCTGGACCCAGGTCACGGATACGCAGTCGCCGGGGTGGACGGCTGTGGGGACAACTCAAACGCCGGGGTGGGCTAATGTGGATGACACACAGGCTCCTAACTGGCAAAATATCAACATGAACTCGTAAGGATCCCATGCTGGCTTACATGATCACCAACAACGTCAACGGGCACCGGTACATAGGTATCACGGTTTGCTCGTTGGAAAAGCGTTGGCGGGAGCATCGTAGTGCAGCCAATACAGGAAGCCAGAAGCGCCTGTACAAGGCTATGAGGAAGTATGGCCTAGAGAATTTTGCGGTTGAGAAGATCTACGACGCCACGTCCTTTGATGATTTGCAAGAGGCGGAGAAGCGCTTTATTGCCCAGTATGAGACCCATGCAAGCCTGAACAAAGGATACAACTTGACCTCAGGAGGGGAAGGTCGGGATCGTGTGGATCAGTTGTATGGGGAGCAGTTGCCATCTGTACTGACCAATGACGTGATTGCGTTTATTAGAGATCCCGCAAGACAGGGCGTTTCAAATTCTGCTCTACTGGATGAAGTTGTAGATAGGTTTGGGATTAAATGTTCTCGTGACACAATCCGTGATGCGCGGCGAGGAGACACTTGGACGCATCTTAATGAACAGTATCCGCCAATCAAATCTGGACAGGGAAATAACAAGGCACCTGCAACAGAAGAGCATAAAGCAAAGGCGCGGGCTATCTTAGATTTGCATCGAACAGAAGCTCTCAAGAAGCTGGCCGAGTCTAAGAAGGGTAAGCGCGGACCCAATGCCAGATTATCAGAAGACACGGTACGGGATATTTTCTACAATCAAGACTCGCTGTTAAAAACAGCGCACAAATTTGGGGTCAGCAAGAAAATGGTTTTGTTGATCAAGCAGCGCAAAGCGCATGTGTATTTAACGCAAGGACTTTAATATGCCAACAGCAGCAACTTCATTGCTTGGTCTAGCTCTTCCGGTTACTGGTGAACTTTCAGGGGTTTGGGGCCAAACTGTTAACGATTCCATTACAACCTTGCTTGATTCAGCCGTTGCCGGTACGACCACGCTCAGCACGGACGCTGACGTCACGCTGACTACCACGACTCTTGCGGCAAACCAGGCTCGTCAGGCTATTCTGCTGTGCTCAGGCGCACGCACGGCGCTACGTACCATCACGGCCCCGGCCCAGTCCAAGATCTACACGATCATCAATGCGACGACGGGTGGGTACTCGGTCAAGCTGGTAGGGGTTGGTCCTACGACGGGGCTAACGATCCCGAACGGCGCTTCGGCGGTTGTGGCTTGGAACGGCTCTGACTTTATTGAGGTTGGCTCTTCTACTGTTGGTAACCTGACGGTTAACGGGAACCTGTCTGTCACGGGAACTACATCCCTTACTGGCGTGGCTACGCTTACTGCAAATCCGGTCTTATCAGCAGGCACAGCCAACGGAGTAGCGTACCTCAACGGCTCCAAGGTAGTCACCACTGGTTCTGCGCTGACGTTTGATGGGACAAGCCTTGGCCTTGGTCGTGCTGCTGCGTTTGGTGTTGGAACCGGAATTGAAATCTATCGTTCCGGGCCTGCAACACTTAGACTAAACAACGCATCAGTGGGAGCTGAGAATGCGTTTGAAATTCAAACGCCGAACAGTGGGCCTGTTCAGTTTACATCTTACAACTCTCGTGATTTTGCTTGGAGCACGACTGGCTCCGAACAAATGCGCCTAACCAGCACAGGGCTGGGTATTGGGACGAGTTCTCCTGCAACACGGCTTTCAGTTGATAACACGCGCAGTGATACCGCAGGAACTGGTTGGTTTACATATACCAACGCTGCTGTAACAAGCGGCAAACGAGGTATGCGTGTTGATACCAATAATATTTATTGGTTTGACTATTACAACGGTTCTTCTTGGTCAGCTCAAATGGGCCTCGACTCCTCCGGTAACCTCGGATTGGGGGTTACGCCGAGTGCTTGGGACAGCAGCGTTAAAGCATTGCAAGTAGGCAGCGGCGCAGCTTTGTATGATTTCGGCTCTGCAAACGTGGTGCTTGGTAGCAACACCTACTATTCTTCAACTGGCAACAAATACATTGCCACTGATTACGCAACTAATTACCAGCAAAACAACGGCGCTCATATTTGGTATACGGCAGCCTCCGGCACAGCAGGTAACCCCATCTCCTTCACCCAAGCAATGACGCTGGATGCGAGTGGGAGGTTGGGGATTGGAACTACAAGTCCTCAAACAAGACTTGTTGTTTCTAGTGGCAACGAAAACATTGAGTTTTCCACCGGAAATGTTTCACTTAACGGCGGCGTTATGGAGTACATCAACCGTACAACGGCGACGACACGTCCTGATTTTAACTACTACATAGGCACTGCTGGATCACATAAGTTTTTCACAAACGGATCAGAACGCGCCCGTATCGACTCCAACGGTAACTTCTTAGTCGGAACTGCGGCTATCTCGACAACTGCAACAGATGGCTTTTTATATATACCCACCTGCGCTGGAACTCCTACTGGTACACCTACAACAAAAACCGGCCTTGCTCCGATGGTTATAGACAGTACAAACAACAAAATGTATATCTATTCTGGAGGTGCTTGGAGAGCTTTGAACTAATTTTTAAAGGAAACTGAAATGACCGTAACCTGGACAATCACTAATCTTGACCGCCGTACCTCTGACGGTTTCGTTACCACTGCTCACTGGCAATGCGTAGGCACGGACGGCGACATCTCTGACTCTGTGTATGCCACCTGCTCATGGGATGGCGAGCCTGTAGCGGCTTATGCTGATCTGACCCAAGACCAAGTCTTGGCATGGATCTGGGAGACGGTGGACAAGGACGCGACCGAAGCGGCCGTGCAAGCCAAAATTGACGCGCAGAAGAACCCAGTCAGCGCTACTGGGGTTCCTTGGTAATAAGGGGTATCGCCGCTGCCCCATCTCAGCGGTTGCATTTGGAGTAAACATGGACGACAAAAAAATCGAACTAAGCCTGAGCCTGGTAAACGCCACTCTGCAGTATCTGGGTACGCGCCCGTACGGCGAGGTGTTCCAGCTGGTTCAAGCCATCCAGGAGCAGGCAATCCCTCAGGTGCCGATGCCTGAGACCAAACCGGACGAAGCCCCGGTTCAGTGAGGTAATCATTGATCCAGTTACTGCGTTCACAATGGTTTCGGGCGCTATCTCAGGCGTTCGCAAACTCTGTGCTCTGGTCAAGGAAGCTCAGGCGGCTGGCAAAGAAGTAGCTGATCTGACAAGCCAGGTTACACATCATGTTGGCAAGGTACTGGAGCACACGCAGGAACTGAAGAAAGCGGAACTTGAAGTTAAGAAGAACCCACCAAAGGGGAAATCGCTTCAAGTTCTTGCTTTTGAGGAGGTCGCCAGGAAGGTTGAGTTGAAGCAGCAGTACGAGTCGCTGCGCAACATGATCATCTATGAGCTGGGATTGCCAGGAGGGTTTTGGGCAGATTTTGAGAAGACGCTGTTCCGCCTGGAGCAGGAGCATGAAAGGGACATGGAACTAGCCGAGCAGATGCAAAGGGAACTGGAATGGCAACGCAGGGTCAAACTAGATCAAATGCAAGAGGTGGCCCTGGAGGTGGTAATCGTGCTGGTAATGGCGGCGTATCTCGTGGCTCTAATCTGGTCAGTGATGCTCCACCAGAAGAACCGATTGGATATTTGGTTGGCATGACGATCCTGGCTTTTTTGTTTGCGATCATGCTGCCTGTGATGATGTTCATGTACATTGACATGCAGAGGCTGAGGCTAGAGAACGAGCGGATTACCCACAAGATTGGCAAGTACCGGGATTTGATTGAAAGGTGCGACAGGTGAGCGAACAGGACAAGGCGCTAGGAGTACTGGACAGGGTGCTGGCCTATGTGGACAGCCCGTTCAAGCTCGTCGCCCTCCTAATTATGTTTGTGTTTGGGTTCTGTGCCTGGTTTGTTTACAGCAACCAAGAACTGCTGGTCGGTGCATACAAGGAAAGCCAGAAGCTGCCCAGCATCAATGAGGCCCGGGCGGACGATGCGGCGGCGATTTTGTTTAGGTACGGTGGCGCACAAACTGTGGCCATCTTCAAGGTCAACCCGTTATTTGGCACCCGGGTCTTGTACCGGGCGTATACAAAGGAAGGGCGCGACAAGCGCATGGAGGGCATCGATGTCGGTCTCTTTACACAAAACCCCAACAATAATGCAGACGTTGTCCGCCTTATGGCAGGAGAGACGCCATGCGGCGATTACCACAAGCCACAAAGCGAAATCGGGCTGTGGTACGTCGAAGTTGGTGTCACCCACGGCTGTCGAATCTCTGTACCACCGGACAACACACGTTTCATCGGTCAAATTACCGTCGGGTTCAAAGATAAACCTGAGAGCATAGAAGACGTGCAATCCCTCATGGCGATTGCTTCATCAATGTTAACCAAAAAGAGTTACTAAATGGGTGATATTCTTAGCGTAGTTGGGGGCGGCTTATTCGGCTCCCTTTTTGGTGGGTTCTTCCGGCTTGCCCCGGAAGTGCTCAAGTTCATGGACAAGAAGAACGAGCGCCAGCACGAGTTGGCCATGTTCGATAAGCAGTGCGACCTGGAGAAAGTCCGGGGCCAGCAGAAGCTGGCTGAGATTGCCGCGCAACGGGAGCTCGCCGTAGACACTGGGGTGATGGACGCCTTGAACTCTGCGATCCAGCAGCAGGCCGATATGGTCAAAGCTGCCGGTGGTTGGGTTGCTTCCCTGTCCGCCTCGGTCCGTCCGGTGGTCACTTACTGGGTCATGCTGGTCTGGTCCCTGGCCCATGTCTGGCTGTGCTGGAATGCGTGGCTTCACAACGTGCCGGTGGCTGAGGTGTTCAAGATGATTATGTCGCCTGACTTTGTGGCGCTGGTCTCTGGCACGATCAACTACTGGTTCCTCGACCGCACCTTGGCTAAGCGTGGGCTATGAATCTGGAACTGGCGGCGGGGCTGTGTAAGCGATTTGAGGGCTTTCGGTCCGCCCCCTACCTATGCCCGGCTGGGATTCCCACGATTGGCTATGGATCCACCTATTACGAGGATGGCCGCAAAGTCACCCTCCAGGATCCCCATATAGACGACGCCCGGGCATCTGCCCTCCTCATGCATGAGCTGCAGCACACCTTCCTCCCCGGGGTTTTGCGTAACTGCCCTGGCCTGCTGACGGATGAAAAGCGCTGTAATGCCATCGTAGATTTTTGCTATAACCTGGGCGTTGGACGCTTGCAGACAAGCACATTAAAGAGGAAAATCAACGCCCAAGACTGGGACGGAGCCAAGGAACAATTGATGCTCTGGACCAGAGGTGGCGGGCGCGTTCTCCCCGGCCTAGTTAAACGGCGTACAGCAGAGTGCGCGTTACTCGGGGGTTGACATGAATTTTTTAGCTAGTGTTCTCTTTGTTGATGGCGGGGTACCATGCCGTTAAAAAAGATCATGTTTAGGCCGGGGGTGAATAGAGAAAACACCCGATACGCTTCTGAGGCCCTGGGTTCGGTCAATGCTGGCACCGAAGTAGTTGGTGGTTGGTACGACTCTGAGAAGGTTCGCTTCCGTGCTGGCACCCCTGAAAAGCTCGGCGGCTGGGTTCAGATCTCTGCCAATTACTTCAAGGGCGTGTGCCGTTCTCTGTGGAATTGGGTGACGCTTAACTCGCTAAACCTGATTGGCGTTGGTACAAACCTAAAGTTTTACATTAGCAATGGTGGTGCTTACTACGATATTACCCCTGTTCGTGCCACTACCACCCTGACAAACCCGTTTGGGACCATCCTGAATTCCTCCACAGTCCTGGTGACTGACGCTGCTGGCGGGTTTACTGATGGAGCGTATGTAACGTTTAACGGCTCCTCTGCCGTAGGTGGCTTGACGTTGCTTGGGGAATACAAGATCTCCTTGCAGTCTGCCACTACTTACAACATAACCGCAGAGTCCACGGTAGACCTGGTTCTCTCGACAGGCGTATTTACTGCCCAGTTTAAGCTGGCCAATACGGTGCAGGTGGTGCTATCCACCACAGGATCTTTGCCCACAGGTTTTAGCCCAGGCACGACCTATTACGTTGTCAACACGTCAGGGTACACATTCCAGCTTGCTGCCACTTCTGGTGGTACGGCGATCGTCCCGACCGGCACCCAGTCTGGGGTTCATACGGCCACTGCCAAAGCCACGTCTACCACGGCTAGCGGGGGAGGCACGGTGTACGCTATGTACCAGATCAATACCGGCCCTGAGTACACGGTGGCCTTGACGGGCTGGGGTGCAGGCGGTTGGGGTTTGGGAGCCTGGGGCATTGGTGCTACCGGCACCGATGCGTTGCGTTTGTGGAGCCAGTCTAACTTTGGTGAGGACTTGGTGTTTGGTCCCCGTGGCGGGGCTATGTATTACTGGAATGCCACTTACAACGTGACGGGCGCTCCGGTCACAATCACCATAGCCTCCCCTGGCGTGCTGACAGCCAGTGTGAACTTTGCCAACGGGGACGCCATCATGCTGACCACGACCGGGGCGCTGCCGACCGGCTTGACCCCTGGCACGGTGTACTACGTTGTGAATGCGTCTGGGACTACCTGTAACCTTGCGGCTACAGCTGGCGGTACGCCAATCATCACTTCTGGATCTCAGTCTGGCACGCACACTATTTCGACTCGCGGCATCCCGGTCACGTCTCTATCTGGCGCGTCTGGTGTTCCGACGGTTCAGAACCTGATCTTTGTGTCTGACATCAGCCGGTTTGTGTTTGCCTTCGGCTGTAATGACTACGGGTCTACTACCCAAGACCCCATGTTGATCCGCTGGTCAGACCAAGAATCTGTGGTGGAGTGGACCCCTGCTGCCACCAACCAGGCGGGCAGTTTGCGCCTGTCCCACGGCTCAGAGATTGTGACGTGCTTGCAGACCCGCCAGGAAATTGTGGTGTTCACGGACTCCTCGGTATATTCACTGCAGTATCTGGGTGCTCCAAACGTCTGGGGTAGCCAGATCCTGGGGGACAACATCTCCATCATGGGTCAGAACGCTACGTCATTGGCATCTGGCGTGGTGTACTGGATGGGTGTGGACAAGTTCTATAAATACGACGGCCGAGTATCTACTCTGCGTTGTGACCTGCGTCAGTACATCTACAGCGATATCAACCTGGCCCAGTCTCAGCAGGTGTATAGCGGTACCAACGAGGGCTTTAATGAGGTCTGGTGGTTCTACTGCTCTGCCAACTCAAACCAAATCGACAAGTACGTTGTCTATAACTATCTTGAGGATATTTGGTACTACGGCAGTATGGCTCGCACGGCGTGGCTGGACTCAGGTTCATTGGACTACCCGATTGCCACTCCGTACATTAACTCAACCCAGAACAACATCGTCTACCATGAGAATGGCAACGACGACAATATAACTGGGACGCCTGCTGCGATTAACTCGTACATCTCGTCCTCAGAATTTGACATCAGCGACGGCCATAACTTTGGCTTTATCTGGCGTATCCTGCCTGACTTGACGTTCCGTGGGTCCACTGGGGAGGAGACTCCTCAGGTGACCATGACGTTGATCCCGCTCCAAAACTCGGGCTCTGGGTATACCAATCCTCCGTCTGTCGGGGGATCGGACAATGCCACGATTAGTCGTATTGCCACAGCCCCGGTTGAGGAGTTCACTGGCCAGGTCTATGTACGTGTGCGCGGGCGTCAGCTGGTGTTCAAAGTTCAGGGTAACCAGTTGGGGCAGCAGTGGCAGCTTGGAGCGCCTCGTATTGACATCCGACCTGATGGCAGGCGTTGACCTATGAAAAGATGGCAGTGTATACTACAGGCTCTATTGAAAGGGCTTTGTATGAAACGAATTGACCACACTGGATCTCGGTTTGGACGGCTCACTGCCTTGGAGGTTGCTGGCCGCAACTCTCTAAAAAAAGTTTTATGGCGATGCCACTGTGACTGCGGTAACGAGATAACGGTTCCATCCGGTTCTTTGGTTACTGGCAATACCACGTCCTGTGGGTGTATTGTCCCAAACTTTAAGCATGGCGGCACTGGAAAGGGATCGTATAACACCTGGCGAGCCATGATGCGCCGGTGCTACAACCCAAACGACAAGGACTACAAACGCTATGGCGCGGCAGGTGTAACCGTTTGCCCGGCATGGCATGAGTATTCAGTATTTGCCCAGGATATAGGCGAGCCAACGGGCAAGCAGACGCTTGATCGGATTGATCCGTATGGAAACTACGAACCCGGAAATTGTCGCTGGGCGTCTTTGCCTGCTCAGGCTAGAAATGTAAGAGTACGGGCCTCCAGCAAAACCGGCCATACAGGGGTTCGTTTTCGTAACAACGGGTGGTATGCTGAGATTACCGTGCAAAAGAAAAAGTTCTATTCCAAGGTTGCCGCCACTCTGGAAGAGGCAATCTTCAACCGCAAAGAGCTTGAACGGCTCCATTGGGGTAATTCATGACCCTGATTGTTACGTCAGAGTATGCGCTCAGCCAAGTTACCCCGCCTAACCTGCCGTTGGCTCCAGGGCAGTATGACTCTCGGTATCAGGAACAGCTCAATAACGTCCTGCGCCTGTACTTTAACCAGTTAAATAAGATCGTGGGGCAGCTTGTGGCGTCCAATACAGAAGTACCAATCTCATTCCCGCCTACAGCCCTGGATGCGTTTGGTCGCCAGCGGGTTAGCCAGCCCTATACCCTGTTTGACAGTCAAAACCGTTACGCAGCTGATAACCAGTTTGACAGCGCGACGACCGGCACAGGATCAACTACGTTTAATACAAACCAAGCCAGCGTCAGCATGAGCGTGACGGCCGGTGGCGTTGGTTCTGTGGTGCGTCAGTCCTACCGTAGTTTCCCATACCAGCCCGGCAAAGGGTTGTTGGTGCTTGCCACGTTCCAAATGGATAGCAGTACCAGCGTCAACCTGACCCAAAGAGTTGGATATTTCAATACCCAGAACGGCGTTTTCTTCCAAAAGCTAGATGGGGTCAACAGCTTTGTTTTGCGTTCTTACACAAGCGGATCGGCAAGTGATGCCAGGACGGTCAACCAAGCTGATTGGAACGGAGATCCTTTGGACGGCACGGGAGCATCTGGCCTGACCCTGGATCTGACTCACCCGCAAATTCTGTGGATGGACTTTGAGTGGTTGGGCGTGGGCTCGGTGCGTTGTGGGTTCATCATTAACGGCCAATATATCGTCTGCCACACGTTTAACACTGCAAACGTCTATGGAACCACGGTCTACATGACCACGGCCATTTTGCCGGTTCGGTATGAGATTACATCGACGTCAGCTTTGGCGGCAACCCTGACCCAGATCTGTTGCTCTGTTGTATCTGAGGGTGGGTTTGAGGCTACGTCTATAGACCATGTAGCGCGACGCACCACAATCTTTACGACTATCAATACCGCAGCTACGTTCTACCCAATTGTGTCTATCCGGCTGGCATCTGGGAGAACCGGGGCGGTGGTCTTGCCAAACAGAACGCAGTTTCTCCCCACGACCAGCCAGAACTACGAAGTGGTTTTGTTGAAGAACCCTACCTTGACCGGGGCAACCTGGGCAGCTACTGTCCCATCTGACAGCAATGTGGAATACGATGTTGCAGCCACGGCTATTAGCAACATAGGCACGATTGCTCAGACAGACTACGTGACATCGTCAGGTAGCGGGGGCACAATTAACACGTCGTCCACATTGTCTTATAACTGGGATCTGCAGCTGGGGGTGTCTTTGGCTGGGGTGAGCGATATCTATACGCTTGCTGTACGCACGGTGTCTGGCGCAACAACAGGGGATGGAGTTGGATCTATCTCTTTCTACGATTTGACGCAGTAAGGATTCAACATGGCAGACATGAGTATTAAAGAGATTATTAGGAAGTACTTTGCTGATAATCCAATTCCTGGCGTCAACAGTCCGGAAGAATTTGCTTCGCACCTCAATACTCTCCTTCAACAGGAGTACAAGCTGATTCATAGCGGCAGTTGCCTGTTTGTCTATAAAGAAGTTGGCAAGGGTGTGGTTGCAGTTGATGTGCTTGAGGGTACGGACTCTGAAAAGGATGTTTTGAATAACACATTCAAGGCCATGCTCCAGCTCAGAGAAGAAGGATATAAAGAAGCTGAGATTGAATTTAACAACAAAGCTGCTGTTAAATCGTTTCAGAATTTGCCTGTGCTGCCAGTCTCTGTTGAGCAAGTTGACGGCGGGTACGTTGCGAAAGTGAGGCTAGCATAATGGGATGGTTAAAAAAAGCATTTAGTGCTGTACGCTCTGTTACAGGCGGTATTGCTAGTGCAATTCAAGGTGTGGCTTCTGCCGCAGGATCTGCCGTATCTAATATTGCCTCTACTGCTCGCGGTATTACCGGTGCCGTTTATGACCAGATTGGGTCGTTGGCACAGAAGATCGGTAACACGGTAGAGAATATTGCATCCAATCCAAAGATGCTAGCGGCTGTGGCCGTTAACTTTGCTTTCCCCGGGGCTGGTTCTGCGATCGGTAACTGGATTCTTGGTGCTGAGACTGCCGCTGCAATTGGCACTGCAGCTACTACTGCTATCGGTAATGCGTGTCTAAACACCGCCATGAACGGCGGTGACATGAAGAAGGGTATTGAGACCGCTGTTACCTCGTATGTTGGTAATGTTGGCGCGCAAGAGATAACCAAGTTTGTTCAAAATGCTGAACTCGTACCTGATGCTTTTGCCAAGAACGTAGGAACCACGACTTCCTATGCGGCTATCCAAGCCGCTATGGGCAAGGATCCGACCACGGCTTTGCTGACTGGTGGAGCTAACGCTTGTGCCCAGCTCCTGGTTCAAGAAGTTCCTGGGTTCTCGGAGATGCCTAAACAGGCTCAGGATGCTCTCACAAAGGCCACCGCGTCTGCACTTCAAGGAAATTCTGGCGGCGCTATAAACGCAGCAATTGACTACGCCACCAAATTTGCCAAGGACGAGTACAAGTCCTACAAAGAAGCTAACGATAACGGGTTTGGTTATAACCCAGACGCTTGGAAAGACGCCAAGGCAATTGGCATTACAGATCTCAAGGACTATCAGTACGCAAAAGAGATTGGCGCAGATAACCCTTATGACCTTCAAGTTGCTAAAGCCATTGGAGCCAAAGACAACTTTGATTTGCAATTGGCCAAAGACATTGGTCTTAATACTGCTGATGAGTTTAATTACGCCAAGCAAGTTGGAGCCGGTAGCAAGGAAGACTTTAACTTAGCCAAGGATATTGGTGCTCAAAATGCACTTGATATTGACTTTGCAAAGCAGCTTGGTATTGATACGTCAAATGATTTTAATTATGCAAGGAATATTGGCGCTACCACAGCAGATGATTATGACCTTGCAAAAACAATTGGTGTAAAAGACGCTATAGATCTGGACGTTGCCAAGCAATATGGCATTACAGACAAAGACACGCTAAATCAGTATTCTGATTTTCTTGGGCGCGGTACAGAAAGAGCATCGACCAGTACTATTCATGGTGAAAAAGGCGATACGCTTGAGATTGATAACGAGGGCAACGTTGTCAAGTACACCTACGGCACTGGCGAGAATGAAGTTGATTTGACCGATGCAGTTGCTAAAGCGGCTCGTTCAGGTGGATACACTTTGCGCGGTGATGATGGAAGCACAATCACCATCAATCCCAACGGCACCGTTTCTGCCACTGAAGCACCAGATGATGGGTACCTGCCAGGCGGTCAAAAGAGACCGTCAATTTCTTATGCTCGTCTGATTAACCAAGCTGCTCAGAACCGGGCTATTACTCAAAAGAGTGAACAAGGCGGTATTAACGAGGCAACAATTGAAGCCACCGAGCGCATGAAGGCCAACCCTCTTAATAAGACGGGTTATCAAGTTACTGAACAAGATATTGCTGGCCTGATACCTTTCTTTTTTGGCCAAGATCAATCTTCTTATCAACAGCCAACTTCAGAAGGCCAGTCAGGAGATTCGGGTCTTGCCGAAATAGAGCCAACTGGTCCAGCCAATGAAGATATTAACTTCCTTGGTAATCTTGGCGGCAGGCCAAGTTATCTTGGATCTTTGGAGCGGGAACAGCCTACTGATGGAGCCCAGGTTGAGCCTGGCAAAGATGCCGGTGCTGCATCTCGCGGGGCAGTGTTTGGCCCTCCGGTTGGCGCTGGTGGTGGTGGAGCTGGTTTTGACCGTTACACATCAAGTGGCCCGGTTGATCCGTTCGGCGGCGGGGCTGGGGCTGGCCAATATGGGCTTCCCGGTGGTAACGTTGACATAATCAAGACCTTGCAATCCGCCGGTCTACAAGATCAAAGCGCTGCAGAAACTCAACGCCTGCTAAACGCCCAGGGCCCTGTGGCGATTGGTCGGATTCCGCCTCCAGTCAAGCCCACTGGGTTGCCGGCTTCTGTGGCAGCGCCTGCTGCGCCTGCAGCACCGGTTCTTTCTGCCCAAGCCAATGCGCCTGTTGATCCTTTGAAGCAATTGCAGGAGTATGCAGGCTTGGCGGGTACGGCTGGAAGTGAAACTGTCAACTCGTTGTTGAAGTACCTTTTGTCCACGGGAAACAAGCCCAGGGGAACAGAGGCGTACAGAGACATGTTCGGAAATATCCGTACCCGATAAATGACCAATTGAATAAAATGCCCCCAAGGAGCTAAAAATGGCACTCGTAATGACTGGTGAGTTTGATCCCGAGACTGGGGAACCGTTATGGTCTTATGAAGAAGATCAACCGATCACAACCACCACTGATACTTCAACAAGCGATTATGTAACAGAGATCCCTAACACGACCAAGCCTGGTGAGACGGGATATGGTTGGAAGTACTACTCTGACGGCACAGCCATTTCTCCTACTGGTTCTTATTACTACCAGGGGCAGAGTGTCTATGACCCCAACAAGTCAACGCTTAATGACCTAGTTTCTCAGATCAGCAAAGGCAATCTGTCTGCTGCTTCAGTTTCAAAATACATCTCGCAAAACCCTGCTCAGGCCGCTGGTCTGGTCGGTGGTCTGATGAATTTGAACACCCAGCCCACGTACAACCGGGTTGGCTATCAAGGTTCTATCCCTCAGTTGACGGCCACTCGAGCTGCTGTGCCATACCAGAGAGATCCCAATCGTCGTCCTGGCAGTGCAGGCCGTCAGTACTTTACTGATGTGAAGTACACCGCTCCTGGTGAGGCTGCGGCCGCTCAACAGCAGGCTATGGAGCAGGCTAAGCAAATTGCCGCGCAACCTGTGAAGGCGGCTCACGGTGGCTTAATGGCTTTGGCCAAGGGTCGTTACCTGCAAGGATCTACTGATGGAATGTCGGATGAACTACCGGCTGAAATCGATGGAGAACAACCGGCCGCTTTGAGCCATGGGGAGTTTGTTGTGCCTGCTGACGTTGTATCTCACCTGGGTAACGGTAACTCTGATGCCGGTGCCAAGAAGCTCTATCAGATGATGGACAAGATCCGCATGGCCCGCACTGGGACCAAGGAGCAAGGCAAGCAGATCAACCCAGACAAGTACATGCCTGGTGGTGCTGTGGGCTACGCTTCTGGCGGTGGCATCAAAGGTTATGCCGCAGGTGATCTGGTTGATACTTCTACCAGGCCGGCTGGCACTTCCTACGAATCCAACCTGTCTACTTGGGCTGGTCCTTATGTAACCGGCATGCTGGGTAAGGGCATGGCCCTGGCTGAAATGCCCTATCAGGCGTACCAAGGACCCCTGACTGCAGGCGCTTCTGGTTTGCAAGAACAGGCGTTCAAAACTGCTTCTGGACTTCAAACTCCTGCTGCTTTTGGTACTGCTATAAATACCGCTGGCAACGTCACTGGGCAGATGCAAGGGTTGGCAGGCTCAGCTTTTGGCGCGCCCCAGGCCCAGCAGTACATGAGCCCCTATCTGCAGGCGTCGCTTGATCCGCAGATTGCAGAGGCTCGTCGTCAAGCTCAGATCACCAACATGGCCAATATGTCCAAGCTGACTCAAGCTGGGGCATATGGCGGTGGTCGTCAAGCGATCATGCAGACTGAAGCAGACCGTAACCTGGCTACCAACTTGGCCAACATCACGGGCAAGGGATATCAGACTGCTTACGAGCAAGCAACTGCTCAGTACAACGCGGATCAGAATCGTAAGCTCGCGGCTTTGCAGGGAGCTTTGACTGGCGCTCAGGCTCAGGGTTCTTTGGCATCACAAGAAAACCAAACTGGATTGGCCAATCTGGCTCAGCAACAAGCTCTTGGTCAAGTTCAGCGTGGCATCGAGTCCGAAGGTATTTCCGCCGACAAGGCTCAATTCGAAGAGGCCCGCGACTATCCGTACAAGATGGTTCAGTACGCGCAAAACCTGCTTGGTGGCTTGCCGTTACAGACGCAGGCTCCGGTCACGTCTCAGAGTTCTGGCCTTACAAACTTCTCGCAGGGCTATACGGCTTTGCAGAGTTTGTTGAATAATTTGGGTATCAAGGGCACGCCCTAAAAGTAAGGATCAATCATGATGCAACCCAGCGCAAATGGCATTGCCTCCCTCTTCCAAGGGAATCCTGCGGCCTTGCAGCAACGCGTTCAAAAAGAGGAACAAGCCAAGCCTGGTTTGCCTCCTGACCTGACAGAGTTAATGGCTCTTCAGATCCTGACCGAGAAGACGGACGCAGCCCAACGCCAGATGGCCATGAACCAGCTCCAACAGGCCGGTGGTGCCAACATGCCTACGGTAGCTCAGACCCTCCAGGAGCGGGCTAAGCAGGCTTTGCAAGCGCGCATAATGCAGGCTCAGCAGCAGGCCCAACAACCGCCCCAACCCCAGCCTATCCCGACGGCTCCACCGGCAGACCAGCCTGAGGCTAGCCCTGAGATGATGCAACAGCTGGCTGCACTGCAAGCCCAGGGTAAGGGTGGCCTGGATCAATTGCCGGCCAACGTGGGTGAGAACTATGCTGGAGGTGGCATCATTGCTTTCAATGGTGAAGAACGTAGTGATGTCCCGGATGAAAAACTAACGCCGGAAGAAGCTCAAGATATTCTTGAGCGAATGAGAGCTCGCACAATGCCTCAGGCTGAGCCGTCTGAGGATCGTGATCGTTTAGAGCGTGAGCTTGAAATGCGAAGAATTTCTGCTCGTGCGGCGGCAAACCAACCTTCACAGCCCCGTGTTGTGAGTGAGGTTCCTCCTGGAGGCCCTGATCTGCCCCGAGGTATTGCTGGTGCTCGTAGATATCCGAAGCCGCCTGAAATTCGGATGGATACTCCTACACCTCCTTCTGCTCCGCCTGCAGCTCCTCCTCAGCCTCGGCCTGCGCCCATGGGCATTCTGACCCCGGAACAGGCATCTCAGGTTAAACAAGTTCAACTGGACCGCCTGAACCTGAATCCGTATGAGCGTGAGCGTTTGGCTCGGGAAGAGGCTGAGAAGTTTGTTGGCGCTCCTGAAACTGCTAGTCTGCAGTCTTTGGCCGATGAGTTGGCAGCAAAGCGTCAGCGTATTGCACAACGTCAGCAAGAGAACAAGGGATTTGATGCTTTGATGCGAAACATTGCTGCAGCTCCTCGTGGTCTTACCTCGGCAGCAGCTGGTGTGTTTGGCAGCGAACGTATGCGCGCTACAGAACGTGAGCTTGAAACGCAAGACTTTGAGACTCTCAAGAGCATGCTTGAGACCCAGGCCAAGATCTCTGACGTTAAGCGTGGCTGGAAGAAAGACCTGTTTACGATTGGCAAAGCAGAGTTTGACAAGGTCTATAAAGACAATTATGACGCCGCCAAAGAGCTTAACAAATCTGATGCAGAAGCTAAGAAGCTGGCTCAAGAGGCTGTGCTTGAGGCTGACAGACAAGCCAATGCCCTCAAGGTGGCGGGCATCTATGCTGCGCCGCAACAGGCCGCTAACGCTCGTATTGAGAAGGCCATTCAATCTATGTTGAAGAAGCCTGGCAACGAGAAGATGACTTATGATGAAGCTCTTCTAGCCGTTACCAGCCCGACATCGCATCTGGCACCGGATAAGCAAAAACTTGCCGATCTCAGGGGTGCTGCAGCTTCGTTGGCTATTTTGGCTGATCCAATGAAGAATCCTGATCCTGACTCCCAGAAGAAAGCTGCCCAAGACCTGGCCATGATTACGTCAATGATGGCTAAGATGGGCGGGGCAGATCTGGGTAGCTCAGAACCAGTTACAGTCACTGCCGGGGGTAAAACTTACTCCTTCCCAAATCAAGCCGCTGCTGATAAATTTAAGGCTCAAGCAGGAATCAAATAATGGACTACGACGCTCTGGCAAAACAGTTCGGTGGGGTCGAAACAAAGCCAGAGAATCTGGATGCTTTGGCCAAACAGTACGGCGGTACTCTGGTCAAGGAGCCAGGCTTCTTATCCAACGTAGGCGAGCTCCTGGTCAAGGGCGGTAAGCAAGCCCTAACGTCAGCTGAGGTTGCCCCGGCCGTCATCTCTGGTGGCGATATTGCCGGCAAGTCTCGCGTGATTGCCGAGCAGTTGGCCACGCCCACGATCAATGAGCCCAAAGAGCTGAAAGACATCAAGGGTGCCTTCAAAGAAGAGGGCAAAGCCTGGGAAGAAGCTCAAGGGTTCATGCAGAGCTCCAAGGCTATTGGCGAGATGCTCTATGAGGTTGGGCGTCAGGCCATTACCAATCCCAAGGGCTTGATGTACATGACCGCTGAGCAGGCGGCAAACATGGTTCCCTCTATCGTCGGCATGTTGGCTGGTGGTCAGGGTGGTGCTCTTGCTGGTGCTGCAGTTGCCGGGCCTGCGGGTGCAGCCATTGGTGCTGGTGTTGGCGGTATCAGCGGTGCATTCGCCGGCCAAGCCCCTGTTGAGATCGGTTCTGAGTTCATTGGCCTGATTGGTAAAGAGCTCCAGAACCGTGGGCTAGAGCCGACCGAGCGTAACGTCCAGGCCCTGATGCAGGACAAGGCGTTCCTGCAACAAGCCATCTCTGACGCCCGTACCAAAGGCGCTACCACTGCCGCTATCGACGCGGCTACTACGCTTGCCGGCGGTAAGTTTGCTGGCGGGGCTAAGAACGCAGCTATCAAGGCGGCTCGTACTGAGCTGGGTGCTGGCGCTGATCTGACTCAAATAGCCAACCGGGCTAACGAGATCATGGCTAGCCGCACGCTTGCCCAGAAGGTTGGCCGTGGCCTGGGTGGTGCTGGTATTGACATTGCCGGCGGTGGTATCTCTGAAGCCGGTGGCCAGCTCGCGGCCTATGGCAAGGTAGATCTGGAAGATGTTGCCCTGGAGATGTTGGGCGAGCTTGGAGGGGCGGCTGTTGAGGTTCCCCTGGCAGCACGTTCCCTGCGTACTCCTGGCCTTCCTGGCGCGCTTAAACAGCCTGCACCTACCGTTACCCCTCCTGAGACTACCGCGCCTCTCCCAGAGCCTCCTAAAGACCCTGCAGACCGTTTTGCAGAACTACAAGAAAAAGGCTTTGGTTCTCCCGAGCGTAGGTTTACAGGTCCAGATGGACAGCCCGTAATCATCCCGGCTACGCAAGGCAGCTTTTTTACTCCTGAAGAAAAAGCTGAGTACGATAGGCTTAAAGCTCAATTTGCTCCTTCCTCGGAATCCCAAGATGTCTCCAGCATGTTGCGGGAAGTTCTTGAGCAGACCAACGAAAAACCTGCTGCACCAACCCCTGTTTCTACTGGATTCTTCTGGGAGTCAGGAAAACCCGTAGAACCAAAGGTAACACCAGGGCCTGTTACACCTCCAGAAGTGAGTACTTTTGGGACAGAAGTGAAACAAGTTACACCCCCTGCAATTCCTCCTGTTGCAGCGGTTGAGCCTGCTGTTGCAGAGACATTTCCAAAACCATTTAAAACACCAGCAGGATTTCGTTATAGTTTGTTGGAAAGCCCGGCATATGGGGGTGATCCCCTATCAATAGAAGATGCAGACTTTGAGCTGGAGGCGTTAGAAGACAGCGCTAAAAAAGGTCGCATGACCACGGAAAGATTTGCTCAATCAGAAATTGGGAAGCGTTTAGACACTGCGCAAATTATGGCCATCAATGATGGGTTGCGCACCGATCCCGTTGGGACTCTTAATAATTTGCGAGATAGTTTAAAGCTAGAGGCTGCAACTCCTGCGGCAACGCCTGTCGCCAAGCAACCAGCTCCGCCAGTCGCGCCAGAAAGCAAAGTAATTCGTTCGACAGACTTGCCAAATGGCATGCAAACGCACGTCTTTAAAACCGACTCTGGTTATGGATCCGGGCTTTATGACACGGATTCAGGCCAATATGTCAATGGCAGCATTCGTCGGTTTACTGGTCAGGTTGCAGAAGCGCAGGCCGCAAGATATGCAATTGATCTTGAGAAGAAAGCAAAGGCACCTGTTCCTGCTGCGCCAGCTCCTGCCACACCCCCAGCAGTAGGACCGACACCAATCCAGGTCTACATGGGTCTGGAAGATGCTTCAACCGAGTCGTTGAAAGATGGACCTGTCAAGGATGTGTTGTTAGCGAGTGGCATGATTAACGGAAGAGGAATCTTGACGCCATCTGGCCGTGATTTGCTTACCAAAATCAAGCCACCCGGGCTCAGTGCAAGACAGCCGACCGGCGAAGAAGCCGAGGCGATGATTCGTGAAAGCGTGTTGCAGCCTGCCGCAAAGGCACCTGCCGTTGCTCCTGCTCCTGTAGCTCCTGCAGTTGAAGCTCCCAAGCCTGCAGTGACGCTGGAGGGTTGGAAACAGGGAACTAATTTTCAAAATCAAAAAACCTGGACAAAAGATATCAATGGTCAATCAGTACAAGTTTTACAAACTGGGCCAAAGTCTTTTTCTGCCAGTAATGCTGATGCAATTGAATCCCCGTCTAATACGTTTAGAACTCTTCAAGAGGCTCAGCGCGCTGCAACCATAAACGCAACAAAACCCGCAGCTCCCAAAGCAGTAGAGCCTGAAGCTCCTGAGGTCAAGCCTACTGAAGCCGACGAAAAAGCCAAGGCCAAGCAAGACCTGGAAGACGCCCTGGGTGATCTGTCCATGCTTTTGACCAAGCCTGGTCGCATGAACATCGTCCCCGAGGACGAGCAAAAGCTCATGCCGATCCTGACCCGGCTTATGGATGCAGCTTTCCGCCTTGGAAAGATCAAGTTTAAGGAAGCTGCCCGGTTTGTGATGGACACGATCCGTTCCAAGCTGGGTGACGAAGCTGCAGACCAGATCACTCTAGATCACCTGCAGGGTGCCTACATCGGCATGGCCGGCAAGTATCAGGATCAGGGTGCTAGCTCCAAGAAAGAAGTCATCGAAGTTGAGTCGATGGAAGAACTAAAGGAAGAGGCTGGCGAAACGTGGTCGTTTGAAAACCCAGACAACAAACTAAAAGCCTCCGAAGCCATTGCTGAATGGTTCATGTCTGGTCGTGATTTTGGCAATATCAATGCCGCTCGTTCATTCCTGACTAATAAGTTTGACATCTACATTCGTCCTGGCACAACAACCGCCAAGCAGGCTGACGAAGCCATTGAAGCGGGAATAGTTATTGCCGCTCGTCAGATTATCAAAGACGGCAAGAATCCTGCAGACATTTATGACCAGTTGGTAAACCTGTATGATCGCCAGCCCAACCTGTCTGTTCGCAGCTCAACCAGCGTAGCCAATCAGGCTTACTCCACGCCCGCCCCCCTGGCCTATGTGGCGTCTGAGCTGGCCGGCATCACCAACAAAACCAGCGTACTCGAGCCCACTGCAGGCAACGGCATGCTGTTGATTGCGGCTAACCCGGACAAAGTTACAGCCAACGAGCTGGACAAGGGTCGCTTTGAGGCTTTGAAATCCATCATGCCTGGCGCAGACATTACCCAGGGTAATGCTCTGGAGATGGACATTGAAAACAACGCCTTTGATGTTGTGATTGCCAACCCCCCGTTTGGCAAGGCTGGTGAGATCAGCAACATCGACCACGACATTGTCCTGAAGTCCCTGGTTGGGATGAAGGAAGACGGCCGTGCTGTCTTGATTGTTGGCGGTGTCCAAGCCACAACCGAAGAGGGACGCCGCGAGGGTTATAGAGGCCGTGCCAAGCGTGACTTCTATTACGAGCTGTACAACCTGTACAACGTCGTGGATCACTTTACTGCCGGCGGCAACATGTACGCCAAGCAGGGCACCACCTATCCCGTTGATGTGATCGTGATTGATGGGGTTGGCAAGTCATCCCGCGATCTGCCTGCAGCTGACCTGCCGGAACTCATCACCACATACGAACAACTGAAGGAGAAGCTAAATGAACCCATGGTATCCCGAGAAGATCGTGGCACCGCCGGAGCTGACGTCGGTGTTAGTGCCGAGCGGGAAGCTGAGCGAGAAGCAGTGGGTCGAGGCGCTGAGCGACCGAGTGGCGAACCTAGCACTGAAGGAAGAGAACCCGCTGGAGGCGGCGAACGAGGCGTGTCGGAGGCTAGACCTACCGAGCGTGGACAACGCGAACCAAGTGGGCGAGGCGCTGGTGAAGTACAACCTAAACCTGCTGACGTATCTGAGCGTGGAGCAAAGGGAGAACCAGTGGCCGGCGCAGGTGAGCGGGCCAAGCGAGCCGGCGAAGCAGGCGCTGAAGGACGTGGACTTCCCAAGCTGGGTGGAGTTAGCGTTGTCTCAGGTGAACGTGTCGGATCTGGCCTAGCAGAGCGCCGTGGCCTGGAGACCGAAACGGAAAACCAGGTTGCTTACTATCCCCACTCTAAAGCCAGCTCTGTTGGAACCCTGGTTCCCAAGGCCATGGCCGAATCGATCGAGAACTCTCTAGCCAAGATTGAGAGCTCGGTCGGAGACCTGGATAACTACGTTGCTGAGTCTCTGGAAATGGATCCTGAGACCGTTCGGGTGTTGTTCTCTGCTGAGCAGGTTGATGCTCTAGCCCTGGCCATCTACAACGCAGAGGCCGGCAAAGGCTTCATCATTGGCGACCAGACTGGCGTGGGTAAGGGCCGTGTTGTGGCTGGGATGATCCGTTACGCGCTGATCAACGACAAGATTCCGTTCTTTGTAACCGAGAAGCCCAACCTGTACTCGGACATGATCCGGGACTTGGATGATATCGGGATGACCAAAGAGCTTGGCCTGGATACAGCTAAGCCCAATATCCTGATTACGAACAATGACGAAACGATTCCCTATACCCTTTTGCGAGAGGTTAATGGGGAGATTGTTGAGAACAACTTAACTCTCAGACCTCCAAAAACTGGCGGTGCAGAGATGGATGCTGTTCTCAAGAAGATGCAGCAAAACGATAGCCTGGGTGATTACAAAGTAGTTTTCACTACGTATACCCAGTTACAAACGGTTAAAGGCAAAGAGACCGAGCGTCAGAGATTTATCAATCAGTTTGCCACTGGCAACTACATGATCTTTGACGAGAGCCACAACGCTGGCGGTGCTGGTGAGACCCAGGCTCGAACCAAAGAACAAAGAGAGAAGGCCAAAGCGGGTGAAAGCCTGGTGACCGGGCGCGCATCCTTTGTTCGTAACTTGGTCCGTAAAGCATTCGGCACATTCTTCTCCTCGGCTACGTATGCCAAACGTCCTGACGTGATGGACCTTTACTCCAGCACGGACATGAGTCTGGCTGTGGATAAGATCTCTGATCTGGCAGAAGCCATCAAGTCTGGCGGCATTCCAATGCAGCAGACCGTGGCCCGTATGCTGACTCAGGTTGGCCAGTACATCCGCCGCGAGCGCACGTTCGCAGGTGTCTCGTACAACACACAGGAAACCAGCGTAGACAAAGCCACAGCCGAAAACATGGCTACGTCTATGCGTGACATCCTAGCCTTCTCTCGCGCCAAGGAAGTAGTTGTCAAAGGCTTACAAAAAGAGTTTGACAAGCAAGGTGCCAAGCTGGCCATAGAAGGCGAAAAGACCAAGGTGCAGAGTGCAAACTTTGGTTCAACCATGCACAATCTGATCAACCAGATGTTGCTGTCTTTGAAGGCGCAGGACTCTGTACGTCACGCTATCGAAAGATTGAAGGCTGGCGAGAAGGTTGTCATGACCGTATCTAACACCATGGGCTCTTTCTTGAAGAGCTATGCTGATGATATGGACTTGAACGTTGGCGATGCCGTTGAGCTGTCATTCAAGGATCTGTACAACCGTTACCTTGAGAAACAACGGATTGTCACAATCAAGCGCCCGAACGGACAACGTGAAGAGTATCGTTTGACGGACGCCGACCTTGGGCCTGAATTGACCAAGCAATTCAATGATATTCAAAAGTTCATTGAGAACGCTGGTTTTGGTTCTGCACCCATGTCTCCGATCGACTACATGCACGCTGAGCTGCGTAAGGCAGGCTATAAGACGGAAGAAATCACGGGTCGCACTATGACCCTGAACTACGAGAGTGGCCGTCCCATTCTGACTAGCCGATCTGCCAACATCAAGCAACGTGTTAAGGCTGTCAAAAACTTTAACAGCGGCGCAGTTGACGTAATTATCCTGAACCAAGCTGGTTCTACCGGACTGTCGTTGCACGCCTCTAGCAAGTTCAAGGATCAGCGTAAGCGTCACATGATCATTGTTCAACCAGAGGTAAACATCGACACCCACATGCAGATGCTGGGCCGTGTTCACCGTACTGGCCAGGTAATCCCGCCTGCGTACTCTCAGATGATGGCTGACATCCCTGCTGAGATGCGCCCTGCCGCCATCCTGCTCAAGAAGATGGCTAGCCTGAACGCCAACACCACGGCTTCACGCAAGTCCGCTGTGACGGCTGAAGGCGCTGTTGACTTCATGAACGAGTATGGTGGTCAGGTTGCCCAGGAATACCTGCGTGACAACCCAGAGGTTTATGAAGCCCTGGGCGGCAAGAAGATTATGGAGATTGCAGAGGATCCGTCCGAGGCCGGCGAAGAAGATATTCGCAAGCTAACTGGGTATATCCCAATCCTGTCGATTAAACAGCAAGAAGAGATTTATAAGGATTTGGTTGAGCGCTACAACGATCTGATCGAGCGCGAAGACAGCATGGGCACCAACAAGCTGGAAGCCAAGGCTGTTGACCTGGACGCCAAGACCCTTGCGTCTGCTGCCATCACCGAGGACAAGGGTGATGCGTCTGTCTTTGCCAGGCCCGCCATCATGGAAAAGGTGGACGTTAAGCGCACGGTCAAGCCTTATTCCAAAGAAGAGGTCGAGCGTCAGGTTGACGAAAATCTTATTTCAGGTTCAGGAAACAAAAAATCCGAATTAAGCGTTCGCCACAAGGCTTATGTTAATGCCGCTGTTGAGAAAATGGAGGCAGAGAAGGAACCTGATCGCGTCAAGATTGAAAACTTCAAAAGCCAAAACAACGCCCAGTACACCCATATCAAGACGGTCCTGACCGAGTTCCCGATTGGCACTCCTGTGGTGGTTAAGCACTCTAAGGGCATGCTGGTCAAGGGCGTTGTGACCGACATCCAGAACAAGCAGAAGACCAAGAACCCTGCGGCCGGCTCTGACTGGAAGATGACGATTGCCCTGGCTGACGGGGATGCCAAGTCCATCTCGATGACGTTCTCCCAGATTGGTAGCGTGTACCAGCTGAAGCGAGAGACTGAGACGCCTTGGTTCAACCAAGAGACCGACAAGTTCGAATACATCCCCATGCTGGATCTGTTCGACAAGGGTGCAACTGTGCGTCGTGAGAAGCGCTGGATGGTGACCGGCAACATCCTGGCTGGGTTTGCTGCTGTCAACAACATGGGCCAGATCATCACCTATACCAAGGATGATGGCACCACGGCTCAGGGTATCTTGATGCCCCGCACGTTTGACTTTGAGAAAGCTCAGAAGAACGCAGATGTGCGCCTGAAGAACCTTGCTGCGGTAATGGACTTCTTCAACACATTTGGCCGTAACGCTGAAGTCAAGACACCTGATGGCAACCTCAAGATCACCTACATGGGTGGGACTGAGTACCGCTTCATCACGCCCAGCTCAAAGCGTGAGGGCGGTTCTTTCTATCTGGACAAGGGCCTGACCGACATTACTGGTGACTTGTACAAGTCTGGCCAGATCATGCGCGCAACGGTCTATAGCCAGGACAAAGCCAACGAAGCTATCCAGTACCTGTTGGCTGACCGGGGTGAGACCCTAGTTGCTTCTAACCATAAGGATGAAGCTCGGGAGATGTTTGCTCCCAAGATTCCTCTGGCTAACGTCCAGCCTGATGTTGAGCGTGAGAGCCTGGATACCACGAGTAACTTTGTTGCTGACCGCGAGACGTTGATCCGTAGATACCAGAGCCTGCGTCAGAAGCGTGGCTCGATCATGCGTAAGTTCAAGAAGGGTGAAGCCGGCTTGAATGAGCAAGAGGCAATCAATACGATTGATGATGTTGCTAGCCAGCTCAAGGACAATATCGCTGCAGGCAAGGTCAAGCGCACAGACGCCAAGAACTTCTTTGCCCGGGCCACTAAAGAGTGGAACGAAGGCAACATCAGCGATGACGTGTACGCCGCCATCAAGACGATGTACGAGAAGTTCCCCTTCGTCCTTGAAGGGCTGAGCCTGTCTGTAAAACAACAGCCGGCAGACAGCAATGCAGCTGGTCAGTTCTTCTCGCTGGCTCGCTTGGTCCGTCTATATAAGGGAACCAACGGCGTCCAAGATTCTGTGACCATCCGCCACGAGATCACCCACGGCCTTGAGCAGATGATGACTGCTGATGCTGCGGCAGACCTGATCATGGATTGGGCAGACAAGCTGGGTAAAGCGATCAAGAAAGAGAAGTCTCCCAAGGCCCGGGCTTACTTCCAGGCGATCCTTGAGTTCTTTGAGAACCCGTCGATCGAGGCATATAAAAATGCCATGGGCTTGATGCCAAGCTACGATTACTACCAGTACATCAACCCGTCTGAGTACTGGGCTGTCAATGCCGAGAAGCTGATGGCGCGCAAGCTGGGCACCGCCTGGGACAAGTTTGTCCTGGCCGCTAAGCGCCTGTTCGAAGGTCTCAAGTACATGTTCGGGTTTGACAACCAGTACGTTGTGCAGCGCATCTTCAACGACATCATGACATCTAAGGGTGAGCGCTTCACCAAAGCAGCCCTGAATGACTACGTCGAAGCCAGCGTGATGGGCATGCTCAACCTGGATGAGAACACCCGCCGCAATTACAAGGGCAAGCCTGCTCCTCTGTCTGTGTGGGATTCTCCTGAGAAGTCCAAGATGGACGACTGGGCATACCGCTGGCAGGACAAGCACGTTGATACCAAGCGTGTCGTGCAGGCCGTGATCAAAGGGATTGGAGATATCGCTGACCGCTTTGATGCCTACCTGAAAGAGACGCTGTATCACGGTCGTGTTGCCAAGCAGACCATGGACTTCCTCAAGCGTGAGTTCCGTCCGTTCATCGAGAAGATGGACAAGATGGGTGTCAAGGTTGACGAGTTTGAGTTTTACCTGCACAACCGCCATGCCGCTGAATACAACGACGTAATCGACAGTCGTAATGCCAGCCCTGAGATTGCAGGCAAGGGATCTGGTATCTCAACCGAGGATGCAGTTGCGTATCTCAACAGCCTAAGTAAGGAAGAGAAAGCCAAGTACGAAGAGCTGGCCAAGGACATCGACAAGTTTGTCGAAGGAACCCAGGACATGCTGGTCGAGAACGGGCTTGAAACCCAGGAGCGCATCAACTCCTGGCGTGAAATGTTCAAACACTACGTCCCGCTCAAGCGTGATCCCAACGAGCTGGACTTTGTGAACCCGAGCTTTGGCATGGGTAAGGGCTTTGCCATCAAGGGTGACTTCTCCCGCACGGCTACCGGCTCGCTGAAGACAGTGGTGGATATCCTGAACAACATTGCCCTCCAGCGTGAGATGGCGATCGTCAGGTCTGAGAAAGCCCGCGTGGGTCGTGCTCTATACGGCATGGCTCTGCAGGCTCCCAACCCTGAGTTCTGGATGCCCATCAATCCTGATGCGGTCAAGAACAAGAAGAAGCTGATCGCCGAGCTTCAGTCTATGGGCTTGGATCCTGACACGGCAGAGAACATCCTGCAGGAGCCCCGCACGCCTCGCATTGACAAGAAGACTGGGCTGGTCCAGTACGCTGTCAACCCGGCCATGCGTAACATGCCTAACGTGTTCCCTGTCCGTATCAACGGCAAGGACCGCTTCATCATCTTCAACCCGGCTGACCCCCGTGCCAAGCGCATGGTCGAAGCCCTGAAGAACATGGATGCCCACCAGCTTGAGAACGGGCTGGACACGGTTGCTGAGCTGACCCGCCTGATCGCAGCGATGAACACCCAGTTCAACCCTGTGTTCGGTGCCTGGAACTTTGTGCGTGACGTGGAGTCTGCAGCCGTTAACCTGACTGGCACTCCGATCGCAGACAAGCGCATGGAAGTTGTGGCCGGGGCTATCCCCGCGCTCAAGGCTATCTACCGTGACCTGCGCGGCAAGACCCCGAAGGATGCCGAGGCTAAGGAGTGGATTGACCTGTACGAGCGCTTCGCCAACGCTGGTGGCCAGACTGGTTACCGCGAGCAGTTCACGCGCGCCAAGGACAAGGCAACTCTGGTTCAACGTGAGATGGCCCGTCTGGACCGCTCCAATGTGCGCCGTGCTGCCCAGGCTGTGGCTGATTGGTTGTCTGACTACAACGACGCCATGGAAAACGCCGTGCGTCTGTCAGCATTCAAGGCTGGCCTGGAGTCTGGCATGTCCGAGGATCGGGCTGCTGAGCTGGCCAAGAACCTCACGGTTAACTTCAACCGCAAGGGTGCATGGACCACCAACGTAAACGCCTTCTTTGCCTTCTTTAATGCCTCTGTACAGGGCTCTGCCCGTATGGCAGAGTTAATCTTTAAGCGTGATGAAAACGGCAAAGTTAGACTGACTCCTGGTGGTAAAAAAGTTATCGCCGGCGGCATGATGATTGGGGCAATGCAAGCTGCGCTCCTGGCCCTCGCAGGCTTTGACGCAGACGAGCCCCCTGAGTTCCTGAAAAACAAGAACCTGATCATCCCCAACCCGTTTGGCCAGGGCTATGCGATCATCCCCATGCCCTTGGGTTTGAACGTGTTCCCCAACGTGGCACGCCTGGTGACCGAGTACGCACTGACCCAGTCCGGGGCTATGACGGGTAAGCGTGATCTGCCCAAGACGGTCCTGAGCATGGCCTCGGCGGTGCTGGATGCATTCAACCCGCTGGGTTCCAGTGGCCTGTCCCAGACCATATCGCCCACTTTGACGGATCCTTTTGTTGCGATTGCAAATAACAAGGATGCCTTTGGCCGGCCGATCTCCAAAGAGAACCGTGCTACCAACCCCACGCCTGGATGGGAGCGCAGCCGAGACAATGCATCTGCTATCAGCCAGGGTTTGGCCTACGGTATCAACTACCTGACAGGTGGTGGTAAGTACGGCATCGGGGCGTACAGCCCGACCGCTGACGATATTGACTATGCCTTCTCCCAGTACGTGGGTGGCCTGGGTCGTGAGATCTCCAAAGCGGCCGGCTTCGTCAAGGCTAAGGCTGAGGGTGAAGAGACCCCGCCGTACAAGGTGCCGATCCTGGGCAAGGCTTATGGTGAGACGGAGACCCCGTCAGCTGTGTCGGACAAGTTCTACAAGAACGTCACGATGCTGGCTGAGCTCGAGGGTGAGATGAAGCGTATGCGGGAGAAGCGTGAGAATCTCTCGGAGTTCATGAAGGATAATCCCGAGTACCGATTCATCCAGAACGCCAACAACCTGGAGAATCAGATTTCCAAGATCAACAAGACGATCAAGGAAATACAAAAGCGCCCGGAGACTGAGCAGACCAAGGCCCAGATCGAGCGCTACAAAGAACAAAAGCAACGGATGATGAATAACTTCAATGAACGTATCAAGGCTTTACAACGTCAATAAGACCGCGATAGAAGAGCTCACCGATAGTCCCCCGGTGGGCCTCTTCCCATACATCTCTACGCTCCTCCTTGCTCATCTTGCTGCCCTGATCCAGGTCTGCATGGCATCGGTAACATAAGGCTGCGATCCTGTAATCGTGGGCCTTGATGCCTTTGCCCTTTCCGTCACGCAGCTGGTTTGAGTGCGCGGCCACCACCGTGCCATCTTGGATGCCGCACTGCTGGCAGGGTAGCTGGCGCACGACCTCGGTGAGCTTGGAGTTGCGGTAGTTCAAGACGCCTTCTTTCTCTTCTTGATGGCCACAATGCCAGCCTCCTCCAGGGGTTTCCTGGCGTCCATCATCATGTCTGCCTGCTCGTATGCATCCTTGGCGGCTGTCTCATAGAAGCCGTTCTTTGACATCAGGCCACACAGTGCAAACATGGCGGCTAGGTCTCGTAGGTTTTCTTCGTGTTCAGTCATTAGTGCCTCGTCGTGTCCATGTTCTGAGCCTCAAAGTAATCGATAGCACGCTCCATATGCGCCCGGATCATGTTGTCTGACATGCCAAGCTCTAGCGATGTCCCAACTACTGCCAGGTACATCCCGGCCAGCAGTGGGATCATCTCCTGCTCATCATGTTCATTGA